TCAAAGCATTAAAGCGCTTATATGTGTAGTGACGGCCATTGCATGAATAGCACACACTTTGCCACTTTAGAGCACTAAACCGATTGTCATTAAATTAACAGTCAACATTTATCTATATAATTTGCAACAAAATTGCATGGTATTATTTTTAACGTATGTTATAATATAATTGTAAAGAGGAAAGGGAAATAAAGAAAAATCCCATTCCAAAACAAAAAACATAAAAGAGAGGTATTTTGCTATGACTAACTGGAAAATCGAAAAAACCATTGACGGAGAGAATGAAATTATTACCATTACTCGCCCCATCAATGACAAGCCCAAGAGCACCGCTTGTGTATCCCGTACCGTTAAGGCTGGCACCGTTGCCCGTGTAAAGTATGCGCGTTTCAACGACGATTTTAGCGTGGAATCCGGTGAAATGGTCAAACAGTTTGATGGCGTTTTGGATGCTGAAAAGGTTGAAAAAGCCTTGCATAACTCCGAGCCTTGCACCAAATGGCAGGTTTTGGATGTTCAGCCCAAAGAGGAAAACACAATGGGAATTCCGCGTGAGGTATTCAACGCCGTTGCCGTTCCTATTGAGCGCCCGCTCTCTCAACAGTAAATTTTTAAACGTTCCACCGGGTTTACCGTAAAGCCCGGTACCATATGGCATAAAGCCAAAATAGATTATAAAGGAGATATACAAAAAATGAAAATGCAACTTATTACAATCAGGCCGAAAAAATCCGGCATTGACGCGGGTTTTACTATCAAGCGTGAATTATTTGACAATTGCGGTCTTGTGGATGTAGCCTATTGCAATATTGATGCATTTCCAACTTATGAGAGTTGTTTCGTTGCTTCTGGTTTTTCCAGCATTTACAAACCAACTATTATGCACGATATGCACAATGCAACTGAATCAATTGACGACTTTGTAAAGGCGGTGTTTTCAAAATGATGTATAGTACAAAAAGAGAACTAACAGACGCTGTTATCAGCGAATATAAACGCGTTGTAAAGGGTCAAATTGAACAACTTTATTACTGTAAAGCATGGATTTTTACGCCTGATAATTCCGAGTTTATAATCTTACAAAGTTATAACACTATTGTAGCTGCCTACCAACGTACAACTAGAATTTTGTGGGTGTTTGACCATTATAGTAATACAACTACTCAACACGTTTCAAAGTTTCGGAATTGGGTTAGATATGAATATAGAATGGGCCGGAACTACCCGATAATTGTTAGGTTGTATAATGACTCTCGCACTAGCAAGCGCGCCGCCCGGAAAAATCTAGAGGATGATTTTGCAAGCGTTATTTCCACCGCATTGAATCAGCAGTGACCGGGAAATAGAATAAAGTGCACCGCCTTTAATGGCAGTGCATTTTTTATACAAATTTTTACTTAGAAATCTTTACTATTAAGCATAAATAACTAGCAATAGTTAAGCCTAACTGCTAACCTGTGAAATTCTTAACACACTTTACCGATTTAAAGAGCTAAAGCGATTGACAAATCCTTAACACACTTTACCGCTTTAAAGCGCTAAAGCGTCCATCCGTTAAGAAAAATAATTAGCAGGGCATTAACCTTAGCACCAACCCTGCCGTGCCGCCCACCGGGGGTGTTGCAAGAAGCCTAAAAATAAACCGGGGTTCAATTTCTTAAACTTGATAATCCCCCTCTCCCTCTCCCCTCTTCATTATTAAGAAAATAGGTGATACTTATGATTACCAGAAAAGACCTTGCACCATTAAATGATTCAGACTTTGAGTTCTGGAAAAATAATCTTAAGTACAGGCAAGACAAAACTCTCTGGGCTTTATATGGATTCTGTCAGGACTTCTTTACATGGTCTTGTCCTAAAGATTATCTTGGTTGTACTTGTGATGGTTGTTTAAATCAAGAAATTTGTATTAGGTACAAGCTAACAATGAAAGCAGTTAAGCAAGAACTTAAATTAAGGGAGTGGTATAAATGACTTTGTATGATTTATTTAATCATGATATTTTAGATGAATCAAAAGCATATGTGTATATCTTTAAGGATAATGTTTTGTATGCAGCTGGCTATTATAAAAATCTTAGTAGATTATATGATAACGAGATTTTTCAAGAAATTTATATCAATTATATTGATAATATAGTTATTTGTAGTACATACAGCAAATTTTAGAAAGGAGCTGATACAATGCTCAATTTATTGTGGGTTTTAGGAGCTATCATTGACATCCTAAGAGGAGTTAATAATGATGATTTAAGCGATTAGTTTAAGATAGGAGTTTATACAATGCGTTATGATGTTCCCATCCATCCCATCCCCATTGGCTCAATCATTAAATACAATGTAAGAGAATATGGTTATTTCTATGGAGATGGACAAGAGAAAAGAGCAATTACCATTGCTAAAATTGGTAAGGTTATTGACATTATAGAGCATGATGACAGAGTAGTTTATTACTCAGTAGCACCAAGTTCTAACTGTACATTTAACCAATATTTTGTAGGAGATTGCCTAGATTCTGTTTGGCCAGAAAACGTGGAAGGTGTTTATTATGACAATTAAAGACCTAGATACAAAAACTCTTAATCTACTTAATAAACTATGCGATAACTGGTATATTAAATCCTGCCCCTTATGGTTAAAACACTTCATGGATAAGGATTGCCAAGATTGTCAGATTAGAGAGTTGTGTTATCTGCTTGACCGTTATGATAATGACATTAAAAAAGAGTTAGCTTTACGAAAGCAGGAGTAACGTTATGGCAAAGAACAAAACATTTAAGCGCCAAGCCGAAGCAACTAGGCTACTGGAAAAGATAGGCGCAACAAGACGTAAATCCAGAAAAGCAGGTATCACTGTAACAGGTGAGCTTAAAGAAAGTCTTAGAGGTAGACAATCTCCTGAAATTGCCAATGCCCTGAAATTTACTGCTAAAACTGCTCTTGATGAAGCTGAAAAACTGTATAATGACCTTATTGATGCAGCTAATAATGTTGATGATAAAACGTCACAAAAGCTTATGCAAGAGTATCTATCTAAATATTCAGAACATATTAAATCATTAAATAAATCTGTCACTGATAGTTACAGGTCATTGAGAGTAGCTAATCGTCTTGAGGATGTATTTAATTATAGCGATGCCGCATATAAGATTCTTAGAAATCCAGATTCCTATTTTGACAAAAAGAAATGGGGAGCAATTTCCGGCATACTAAATAATCTTATGGGCACATATAGCAGGAATATTCCCCCAGACGATTTGAAAAAATTATGTGAGTTGGGTCAAAAGTTAGGACTTGACACTTTGGCAGATATGGATAGAGCTTATTCAGAGTATGACAATTTGCTAAGAAATTCTGACCAAATTGGTAAAGTGCTTGTTGATGCAAGTGATAAACTTAGGTCTATTACACAGGGTAATGAAAACTTTATAAAGCGGCATAAAAAAGCTTATGAAGAATTCACAGAGCTTGCATCCAAGTATAATTTATGGTAATATTCACGAATGAAAGAAGGTGGTGCTATATGTGAGAAAGCGTAATGAACATAAGTATTCAAGCATCATATATTGCTATGATATTGAAACATCATCCTTAATGTATGGTGAGGATGAACTTCAAGAGCATCTACAAAGCACTTATCTTCACGGCCTAGCTTCATTTGCTTATCGTCCTATACCTCATGCACCATTTAGTGACTTTGAGAATGAAATGGATTATAATTTCTTTAGAACTTATGATTCTATTTCTTCAGAATTTGAGAGAATCAATGAGGACGCCAAGAATAATGATGAATACGTCAAAATCTTTGTGCATAACTTGAGCTATGAATTTGAAGCAATGATGCGTAACATAAATTTCTGTATTAAGAACTTTAATCCTAAACGTTTCATTGCAGTTGCTCCGCACCAGCCATTAGTAGCAGCTTTTGACCATCTTGAATTTTATGACAGCTTCAAGATTCTTTCCTGTAAAAGTCTTGAACTTATCGGTACAGAGCTTGGAGTTCCTAAACTTAAAGAAGTCAAAGGCGGTTATGACCAAAAATATTATTGGTGGTCAGATTTACCTGATTCTGAATACATTTACAATGAACGTGACTGCAAGCTTGTTTTGTATGCACTATGTCGCTATATGGCTAACTTTACTAAAGTTGATAATGTATCAGATATTGGAGTATCTAACACATCAATGATTAAGCGTGAAACAAGGCTTAACAGAAATATTGCTACCGATAAAGAAGTTCATACTGCACAATTCACAGCGGCGATAGAACTTAAGAATAATGAACCGTTTATGAAGTTCTTTCAGGACTGTCTTGCAGGTGGTTACACTCATGCTAATCCTTACGCAGTAGGTAAAATATTTAAGGATGTATGGTGCTTTGACGCAAGTTCTATGCACCCATCAGCAATGTATGGCAGGAAATTCCCTTATAAATGGAGGAAGGAGCTTAATCCTAATGAATGTTACCAAAATTTCCAGTCTGCAAACTATGAGTTCTTATCTGGCTGCGAAAGCGGCGCTAACTCAGGGTTCTTCGATTATCCCGACCAGCGGATTGAGTTATATGGATGTAAAGATGTTAAATTCTATTCAGTCCTCCAAGCTGCATACCGTGAATCAATCTTGTTTGAAAGGCCAATAAAATATAACTTCATGGCCAATGTTACCTTTTATAATATTAACGCTAAGGATTTTGGTAACTGTATTTACAGCTATATCAGTACATCCAAATGCAGCAATATTAAAAATGGTAACTTCGACAATGGTAAAGTAGTCAAAGCAGATGAACTTACATTTCATGGCTGCGATATTGACTTTATGTTAATTCAAATGCTTTATGATTATAGTAGTTCAGAATGTGATGAACTTTATTATGCAACAGCCCACAAGTTTATTAACAAGCCTTTACGCAATACAGTTAAATATTATGCACGCCAAAAGACAGGATTCAAGAAGCTTGAGCATAAAGTTGCTGACCATGTAGAAACGTTAAACGATTTCACATTTGAGGGATTGAAGCTTTATGATGATTCTGTAGCACAAGAAATTATGAATACCCATAACAAAGATTTAGTTCACTTCGCCTTAATGGCAAGTAAAGGTGGATTGAATGGTCAGTATGGATGTTCAGCAATGAAGCCATTACGGCAGGAAGTTGGTGTGCAGGGGGAAGGTGAAAAATTTGAATGGATTCCAACCGGGGTTAAGTTTCTTAAATCCAGAAATTCCCTAAATATTTTCACAGATGGTTTATATACGGTTGCTTATAGTAGACTACACCTTATTTGCTTTATGCTCTATCTAGTATTAAGCCAAGGCATTGAACCTCTCTATCACGATACAGACAGCGGTTATTTTGTTGGCTATAATGCGGATGTTCAAAAAGCCATTGATAGATTCAATGAGAATATTCTCAATAACAGCGAGAATAAAAATTGTTACAATTTTGGCATTATGGACTTTGATGGTCACTATGAGGATTTTGTAACATGGGGAAGTAAATGCTATTGCGCAACATACTTGGATGCAGATAAGCACTTAAAAGTTAAGGCTACTGTAGCAGGTGCAAGTAAGAAACAGCTTTCTGAATTGTTTACACAAATAGTGAACGATGAAGATTTTGAGTACCTAGTGATGGAATATTTTCGCCCTAATATTAGTTATGATGAATCCATAAATAAGAAGCTCATTCGTAAAACCCCAGGAACACATATCATAGGAGATTTTACAGATGATAATGGAGAAACAGACCACTTAGACGAATATTCTGTAACTGTACTAGAACCTTGTGGTTATACATTGCGCTCAACAAATAGTCCTGTTAATAGAATGTATTATTCATTCTGTTATTCATTACGTGGAGAATCGTATATAGATTATTTGCCCGAAGTTGTTAGCATAAACCACGATGAAAATGGTAAGGAACTTTATGGAACTTATCATAAAGTACAATCCGACAAAGAATATGCTATGTTAATTGATGGTAATCCTGCAAGTGTATTCCAGTGGGAATGGAGTGATAGGAGATGATTTAATTGAAAGAAAAAGATTCTTACAGAATCAGTAGAAGAGCTACATGTCCTTATTATGCCTCTCATACAACAAATTACATTCGCTGTGAGGGTATGAGAGTGTCACGCCAAGATTACAACCTTAAAACCGATTGTTGCGGCCAGTATAAAAACTGTCCTCAATATAAATTTCTTACTTATCATTATTTTACAAAGGAGAACTAACTATGTACACTAACAAGAAAGCATCCGCTAAGTCCACCAATTCTGCTAAGTCTGCTTCTTCCGTCATCACCGATATCCGTATCTTTCCTATCAATAACAAGAAGTCTAATTGCTGCGCTATGGTTTCTGTTACGCTTGCAAACGTATTTTGCATTACTGGTATCAAGATTATGGACGGCAGCAAGGGTCTGTTTGTAGCCATGCCTAGTGCAAAGAATAAGAAAGATGAATGGCATGATATTTGCTACCCCATCACTAAGGAATTTCGTAAAGTTTTGAGCGATTCTATTCTTAACGCTTTTGATGCCTTGCAGGAAGATGAAGATGAAGATGATGAAAGTGAGGATGACTGACAAGTTCCCTAATGAATTGCCGCCAGACATTGACGATGATTTGCCATTCTAAATAGAAAAGCACCCCTAAGTGGATAACCACCTAGGGGTGTTTTATTATTTAGCTAATATTAGGACGAAGAACCTTAATAGCAGTCATACCATTATTATTGCTCCATCTAGGGAAGTCCATGGGGGTTCCATCCAAGTTACGGATTCTGTCCAAAATTACAGGAGAATTCCCCAATGTGAAGCCAGACAACTGAACAGTATATTCATAGGATGCAGGACGTTTACAATACAGGATAATAGCATTGCCATCATTAACATAATACAGTTTATCCATGTCATTAACAACATCCCAAGTAACAGTCTTGCCTGCACCTGTGGGTGCTCCATAAATGGCTTTATTAAGCTGACGATTATCAACAGCGCTAATTTCAAATAATCCGCCAGATTCAACATTGTTAGAAAGATAAATGCTAAAGTCAATATCATTTCGGTCACAGATACGAATACAGCCTTGTGAGCTAATATCTGCACTCGGAACAGGAATATAAGCAAATGCTTTGTACTGTTCAGGGTCACCAGCAGTTGACTGACTTGCAATGGTATATTGCATTTGGTTTGTAATTGCTAAATCAATACAGCGATGTTCACCAGTCAAGCAAATGTACTGATTGTTTCCGCTAAAAATATATTCACGTTTAGTGTAGATATATGCGTTGTCAATCTTGCACACCATAGCAGTAACAGGATATGTGCCAATTGTCTGAATCGTTGTCGATACTTTGGCACTGCGGTTAATCACACCTCCGTCAACCGTCAACTGCGGACTAGGACTTGTACCAATCAACGCAATTGCCGCGTTGCCCTCTCCGGTGGTTGCAGTTCCGTCATCACAGGTATAAATCAGATTGCTAATGTAAGCTGCTGCCTTACCAGGACCATCAAAGACAAAACCATAGCGACAAGTATCCGCATAGAAGTTAGTAACGTGAATATCATTGTTAGTAATCTTGCAGGCGATTGAATTATTCCACCAAGTATTAGCGTCAGCACCACCTGTACCGCCAGAGGGAATACCAGTATAGCTAGTCCAGTTGCAACCGTATACATCAGTACGGCAGTCAAAACCAACTTGACATACCATATTAACAAGGTTATTGCATTCACAGTCGGGAGCTTTATTGCCCCAGAAAAATGCAACAGAACCAGTCCAGCGTTCCACCGGAGTATTATCGCTAAATCCCCACACCATTACATTATCCATATAGCAGTAACGGTTCAAAGTGCTGCTACTGGGCTGCAAGTAAACACCATAGGACTTAACCTTATTGATACTTACATTGTAAATGCTGTTATCAGTGTATTTATTGGTAGTAAATACAATGCCGCCAATCATACCATTACAAGTAATATCCAAATTAGCAACAACAATATTACCAGTTACGTCATCACCCGATACAGTAATAACGCCCTGACTACCAAAAGAAGTAGGATTAGCAGTATACAGCAAGATAGTATCGCTTGTGCCACGTGCAGGGTCACGAGAAGAACCAGCACCATACAGGCTATGCTTAAGCTGCAAAGGAGCACTTACCTTATAAGTACCAGCAGGAATAAACAGAGGTTCATTCTTAGTGTGAGTGTTAATGGTAGCAGTAATATCATCAGTGCCATCCATTTTAAGGTCTTGATAGGTACGAATATCAACTGGGGAGCTGGGGATAGTAGTAAAATCAGCAGTATCGCGAATAATCGCAACTTTGTGGTCGTTTCCACGAGAATCTGTAAGCGGCCACCAGTCAAAATTATCGTTGTAATGCTGGACAATCATGCTAGTTTTGACAGGGCCATCTAAAAACGTTCCGCCCTGACTGCCAATAGTAACTGGGGTATTAGGGTTGTTAGGCACCACAAGCGCGTTATAAGCACTCCTTGTAGACTTTACAGCAAACTTATCTGCCTTAATAGCATAATCGCCGCTAACTGTCTGATTCATATTACCACTGACAGTCTGGTCAAGATTTCCAACAGTGTCCTTGTCAATCTTCTTAGCAATATCAGTACGAGCTTGGGTATCTTGTACATCATAAACGGAATTATCAATCTTAAATTTGTCAACAGTAGGATTTGCCAATTTAAGTCACCCTTTCTATCAAGCAGTCGTATGAGTATTAGTGGTAACAACTTTAATAGTGGTATCGTCAGGACTATAAGTAACAGTAACACGAGGGAGTTGCTCAAGTGCAGTAGCTTTATTAAGTGCATTAGTTGCATTAGTGGATGCAGTGTCAGCAGTAGACTTAGCAGTGTCAGCAGTAGACTTAGCAGTATCAGCAGTAGACTTAGCAGTATTGGCAGTAGTGATAGCGCTATTAGCTTTATTCAAAGCATTAGTAGCATCACTAGATGCAGTATCAGCAGTAGACTTAGCATCATTAGCAGTAGAATTAGCAGTGTTAGCTGTAGATTTAGCACTAGCTGCATCAGTACGTGCTACAGAGTCTTTAATTTCACAGATAGTACCATCAACATTGATTTGCGTTACAAAATTAGTAGGCATATATCATTTACCCCATTATTCAACATTATGATTGCCAGCAGTAATACTAATTGTTTCAGCATCTTGCGTATAGGTAACTTCAACACGAGAGAGCTTTTCAAGTTCAGTAACTTTGTTAAGAGCGTTAGTAGCATTAGTGCTTGCTGTATTAGCAGTAGTACGAGCTTCACTGTCTTTAACAATTACTTCTTGGTCGTTAAGGTTGAACTTAGATACATAATTACTTGGCATAATATCACCTATCCTTATTTACCAACAATTTTGATAGTTTCAACAGGGGCATCATAGATATGAATATCCCCACCAGTAACAATTGTGCCATTATTAGGATTAAAGAAACCAAAAGAAATAGAAGTATCATCTGCATTATACTTGGCAACTTTTAACGACAGAATATAGTGCAAACGTTCAGCAATTGTGGTCTTAGCACAGTTGGTGCCCTCAATATACCGTGTACCTGCATCCATAGGCTTAAGAATTACATACAAATCATTATTAAGCCAAACAAGGTCGTTAATATTACGATTAGCACTTGCAGTAGTTTTCAGCTCTTCATCAATAGGAGTGATAGCAAGCTTAACACTTCCCCAGAGTTCAGAGAAGTTACCAATCTTAGTCCAGTAATCTTTATTGTCAATATCAATGCCAATAGGTACAGGCTGAGTGCTTAAATATCCATCACCATTGACAGTAACAACAACTGTGTTACGAGGATACTGTTTGGTAATATCCCACTGAATAGGGTCTGCATAACTAATGGAGCTTGTTTCAATGTACTGCTGCATTACCTCAATAACCTTAGATACCATTTCATAGTAACTAATGCTATCATCATAGGCAACAGGAATTACAGAACGGAAAAGTTTGTCCAAAGGATTGTACTTCAACCTAATCACCTCTTTACCATAAACGCATAAACAGAACTTCCATATCTCTATATAAACAATTATAGATATTTGTGTTTTCTTTCATATAATCGTTCATAATAGATACAAGAGAACGACCGCGATAACCTTTTTCTACATGGTCAAGAACGCGATGTTCATTGCCATCACGATTTTCTTTTGTATTGTTCTTATCATCCTGAGTGGTATTGCTATTACTGTTAGAGCTGGCATTAGAGCTAAAATTATTGACAGAATTTGCATTGCTATGATCAGCATCCGACATATACTTACCAGCAAGAAAATTATCAAGACTACCCTGAGGAGTATCAGTATGAGTATTGGTATTCTCTCCATTGCTGTTAGAATTGGAAGTATAATTGGAATTGTTTGTGCCGCCAATATTTACCTTACTATTCTTGGTTCTATCCTCTGTATTCACATCATGATGTTCAGTATTTTCATCACTGGTAATGGAAAAGTCATCAGTTAAGAACATTTCATACTGTTTATCAAGTGCCTCAAAGAGGGGATTGTAATAAGGCATATGGCTGTTCATCCAGTCATCCAGACGCAGCTGCCAAAGGCCGAAGGTTTCAGAACCAATTTCATTTGTATAGAAATGCTTAAGAATATTGGTTTCAAGCTCTTTACGCTTGTTTTCATTCCAGATAGGATAACTAAAATTAAAGATTTTAGGACGAGCACGCTCAATAATTTCCAAATAAGAAATATTGGTATAAGGTTCAACAATACCTGCTTTTGATTCACAGATAAAGCGTACTTGAGTTGTATATTTACTCATTGTCCTTATCACCGTCCTCAATATTAGTATCACTTAAATTCTCTTCATCCTCACGGCCCTCCATAATCTTAGTTAATTCAAGCTGGGAACGCATAGATACAGAGATATTAGTATTAAAGAGCCTGTTATAATCCTTACAGAATTTCTGGCGAGAATACAATGGAGAAAGTCGGTCTGCTTCTACCTGGCCTAAGGTCATTTGAACTTCAGTAGTAAACTGCCGCTCTGCTTTCATATTGTAGTTACTCTCAATACCTAAATAGGTAAGAGCTTCCGCAAGAGTTTCTTTTTTCTGCTGCTCTAACTGCAATCCAATGTACTGAACACCTAAATCAAGAACACCAATCATGTTCTTAATATCATCAGTAGAGGGATTGCCTTTAAGATAGAGCCAAGGGTCATATTTATCTTGCTGATACACCAAGTTCTGTACAGAAAGTTTTGTATTCTCATTTGCATAAGCAATTCGTGGAGTTTTCTGTGCAGCAAGGTTTAAGTCAATCGTTCTGTCTATATTTGTAAGACGTTGTGCAAACTGCTTAATAACAATAGCATCAGGAGAGCGGCGCATATTACACCAAAGGTAAGCACAGTTTTGTTTATTAAGTCCAGTTTTCTGATAATTAGAATTGTAGCCATAAGCACGAAGATATTTAGGGTCACCAATAATATCAAAGTTATCACTGGGCATAGCCGGGAGAATCAAGTTACCCATAACAGGGTCATGATAACCAGCCATTAAGGGTTGCCAGAACAAGAACTGTTCAATGAATCGTTCATCCAAGAAAGGAGAATCGTCAAGCCCTTCCCATTTGAATCTTGCAAGTGCTACATCATACAGGCGATTAAACCAGTTAGCATAAGTTGCAACCGTTAAGTCATATGAATCAATCCAAGGTGGCTGTGGTTTTTGTGAACGTTTACTCATTTACTCACCTACTTCTGGAATACGTTTATAGATAGAATTGTCTGCTTCATAATTTCCAACAAGACCGGGATTATGCCAGAATGTAACACCACGATTAAAGATGTCGTTAATCATTGTAGAAACATCCGCAGGAACATCACCTAAGCAACAACAGTTTTGCGTTTTAACATAATTCCAATTTCTTCGAGAGTCAATGTTAGGAACCTGAACTTGGTGAATGGGATAGCCAAACATAGTCCAGTAGTCATCAATAACTTTTGCAAATTCTTTAGTAACATGATGATAACTAGCCATAGCATATGGAGCACTTGCATCCTTTGTCGGTAAAATACCAGCATCAGTAAAACGGAAATAAGGACTTACAGAGCCGTGACTTTGTGGCGGCAATCTGTCCATGTCATCACGTTTTGCAAGCGTGCCAGCAATGTTAAGCATTTGATTTGCTAAGCCTTCAATAGCTCCATAAGTATTATCAGGAAAAAGAGAGGGATGTTTACTGCTCATAGCCTGAGCATCCTTTGCTGGGGCAGTCAGCAGGTTAATACCAGCAAACATTGTACCAGCTACCAAACCTGCATTTTCAACTGCCATGGAACTAGAGTTCTGTGCTACATATACCTTATAAATATCAGTGTTATAAGCACAAGTAGGCCAATTGCTAATTGCAAACACATCTTCCTGATTATAACCAGTAGAACCTTTATAATCTTCTGCTGCAAACATTGCTGTAGTCTGCCCAGCATTTGACATTACATTATATCCAATATGCAGACTTTTCTTTCTATCTCCAAGTTCAAAACGAAAAACATGGTTATCTCCTTGTGTAGAATAATAACGAAGATAAAAATAAGGATATGTGAAAAGCTTATTATTCTTAGGAACATAACCAGCTACATTATTAGGAACTACAAAAGTCTTATCATACTTACCAGTATCAAAGGTAAGAGGAACCATATAAATTCCCAAAATACCGTCAGGAGCTTGCCCTGCTTCTACAGCCTTAGCAATAAAGTTATTAGCAGATTCAGCTGTAGTAAAAAAGTTTTCTTTGCAGCCAGAATAAATTCCAAACCGTAAAGAGCCGGATGCAGGTGGAGAGTCTTTTTCAGGCTTATCAAAGGTTGTAACAATGCAGATACGCTTATCAAAGTCAATGTACTGTTGAATATCGTCAATATATGGGCCTGTATCTAGTTCATCATTGATGATATTATCGCCAATTTCATCAGTGTTTGTATGAGAACGCTCAATAAAACAAGGCTGTAATGTTACTTGATTAAACCAAGTCTGCATAACGTCAACAGTAAAATAAATTCTACTGGTTTCGTTTGCTACATATTCTATCTTGTCAATAAAGGCATAATACCATTTATCTGAAAAGTCAGCGTTCTGGAATACAATATAATTACATGGTTCAATCGTTTCAGCATTAACACCAACAGAGATATAATGCTCTAACCGCTGATAAGTATAATTGGTAAGATGAAGAACGGATTTAGAAGTGAAATAAGCAAAACGGGAAGAATCAGACTGAAACCTAAGCACATGATTATAGGTTTTATCTGTAGGGATACCCTTACAGATATAAAGTTGCATATTTGGCAATGTTCTTGCTCCTTTCAAAATCTGTAGGGTGGTTTACACATCATCCAAACTGGAAGTTTACGTTTAACTGTAGGAGTAGGACTTGGGCCAGGTGGTGTTGGTGGTTCAGGTGGTGTTGGTGGATTTGTAGCATCCCATTCAACATCCCATGTACCTACTTCATTAGGAATACCAAGAATAGCAGAGGGGTTAGTTCTGTAAGCTGTTCCGTAACCGCCTATCCAGTATTCCCAATGCGTATGAATACCACTAGCATTACCTGTTTGTCCTTGTTCTCCAATATATTGACCACGAGTAATTGTTTCACCAACACTATGAATCTGACTAACAAAATGAGCTGCAAGCCAATAGCTATTATCGCTCATTTTAACTACAATGTAGTTGCCCCAAGAATCGTTACCAGTCGTGCCACCTTGCCAAGTATGGGCTGTTTCAACCATACCTGCCATTGGTGCATAAGATTGATGATTTGTATGTACCGTATCAATACCACCATGAACTGAACCATCAGAATAATGTGGATAACCTGCTGAAACTCTAATTGTACTTTGGTCAGTGATACATTGTTTGTAAACTGCCATATAAGCAACGCGTGATATCGTATGCGCGCCCCACGTTTTAGGAGGATAAGCCTACATGCTTAAGAAAGTGTCAAGATTAAGCTTTAGTAGTAAACTGCACAGCGTTTGCAAACGGAGATGCAGAATAGATACGCCAGATATGATGGAAGTAGTTCCAATCCAAAGTGGAGCCAAGGTCAGTTTCACGCATGGTGTTCAGCTTAGTATAAATCTGGAAGAAGTCGCGGTCAACCATAAGTGCCTGAATAGCGGTCATATCTTCATCGTTAGGGGTAACGTGAGTATAGGTTTTATCGCCGCCAGTTGCAACAGTTACAGTACCAGTGCCAGAGGGGTCATTACCAGTAAGCAGATGTTCCAAGCGTTCAACTTCATACTCATTAAGAGCAAAACTATCAACTTCCAGACGATGCCCCATGAAGTCTGCCTTATCCATATTAAATGCACTTGCCAGAACATCAACATCAATAGAAGCAGAAATATCAACAGGAACAATAGTATACAGACGTTCAGCCGGAGTATTCATAGGAATACCAGCAGCGTTATATTCCTTAGAAATGAACTTCATCTTGCCGTAAATCTGGCGGAACTTCTTAACCAGGGTCTTGCCAGAAGCTTCATCAGTAACAGCAGAAACAGTTACTTTCTTAAGCTTATTGTTCTTTACCAACTGATACAGCAGATACTTCTTCATGATGAAAGCATCCAGCTCAGCGGGCTTATAAATCTGGTCAATGACGTTCTGTACAAAAGCAGACAAATTAGCTTCACTCATGAAAGCGGTTTCCAGAGCTTCACGGTTGACAGTTACCTTGTACTTAATACGAGAGTTCACAGCATGGTAAGCAGTGTAAACCTCAGCAGGGTCGCTACCAAATTCGGCTTTCATGACTTCATCATTAGTGGCGCGGTCAGCAGAGAAGTAAGGGGTTGCTTTCTGCATCATTACATAAATTTCCTGAACAGTAGCGCCAGTTCCCAGAACACCCTTATCAAAAACCTGCCAAGGGTCTTCAAAAGAAATGTAACGCATAACAGTAAGGCCAATACGGTCAACCAGAGCATTACAGAAATAGTTCAGACGCGGTTCATAAGAATTGATAAACGACCATGCGGATTTAATAGATTCAGTGGTATTCTCAATCTTAGGAGCACCACCAAAAGTAGCATCACTGCCAAATACAGCGTTAATAATACCAACAGCAGCAGAAGCCATAATTTAATTACCTCCTTAAATGTCTTTAAGACAATACCATGTAAATACAAATCTAGGCAAAATAGACGCCTTAGTAATAGCGGTTCGCGTAATCAAGTTACCATCTTCAGTACAGGTAACACCAATACTAGACCCAGAACCGCCAGTAAATTTATTAGATACAGAAGCTTGCTGATTGTAAGTTGTCATTCTAGTAAAAATTGCTTGAGGGATACTACAAAGAGTCTGACCAACTGTATAAGCATCGCTGCCAATATCAACATGAACAAAAAGAATGTTTCCAATTACAGTAAAACTTTCATCATTATAACTAAATGGACGCGACAAATATATCACCTCACTTTCTACCAAACATTTTCTTCACAAAAGCCTGTGCAGCTTCGTCAATTGTAATTGTATTACCATTAGGTTTCTGATATTCGTCATTAGGCTTATTGTCATCATTCAAAAATGCTTTAACATAATCTTTGCGAAGATTGTCATAAGCTTCATGCCAGTTAGATGCACCATCTGGACAACCACTGGTAAACTGTTCTGCTTCATTACGACATTCATCAAATTCGTCAAGCACACCAGCAATCAGAGTTCCCTGTTCATCAGGTTTGGCATCGACAAAGCCACCAAGCATTGCAGAAATTTCGTCACGCGTTTTCATTATTTATTACTCCGTTTATAAGTAAGTTTAAGATTCTCACAGAGAGCGATAATTGCTTGCATATCAACGCCAGTTGCATGAATCTTAATAAAATCACCTTTAGTAGATTCTCTAGGAACCGAAGTATAACTACCAAGATGTTTCATTACTGTCTGCGTTGCACAACAAAAATTGCTATCTAACCAGTTCAAAGGATTAACACGACAATCATGATAAATTACTTCAAAGTGAAGGTGTGCTCCATAGCAATTACCAGTTGCGCCAGAATACCCAATAAGCTGACCCTCGTAAACGTGTTGACCGTTTTTGACGAGACATTCTTTAAGGTGCGCATAGCGTGTTTCCAGCTTAGAACCATTATAATTGTTATGCCTAATTCTAACCATGTTGCCATAAGACTGCATCCCGGATTTAGTTCTACCATCCCAACTCTGTACCTGATTTACTACACCATCCTCAGCTGCATAAACAGGCGTGCAAGGAGCAGCTCGAAGGTCAATAGCATGGTGGGAAGAACCGTCATTGTAAGTCCATCCAGCTGTGATAATGTGCTTCTCTAAAGGCCAACAGAAAAGGACATCACCGTTTGCTTTCCTCATTTTCTTCATCTCCTTTAAGTTTTTCAAGATAAGGCTTAAACAGAGCAGAAAGTTCAGGATTTACAGCACACATATTCTCCATAATGCTAATAAATTCCATAATGCAAATATAAGTAACCACGGGGCCTACAAGGGGAATTGGGATGCCAAGCTCAATATACTGCATTGCGTATTCAATGCCATAAGAGCCTACCACTGCAAGAATCTCCATGGACTTGTGATAACCGCCCTCACGCATGATACTGGAATTATAAGAACCATCGTGCTTTGCTTTAATCAGCCCTGTTAGAATGTCAAATGCGATAAAACCAAGAACAATGACAAAGGGCATAAACTCAACTCCTAACATTATACACCTACAATCTTTAAAATGTCCATCAGGTATCGCCTAATTACTTCATCTTCACAGTACAAACCCCCCAACCGATATTGTTTAATTATATATAATAACCAGTTAGGGCGTGGAGTGCGTGCTATCAAAATGGTGTTATAATCATGGTCATCATTTGTCAACGCATAAATAACGCCACTACCCGGACTGTATTTCCTAGAAAGATAACATTTACCAGAAGAGAAGTCTACCCATAAGCCTAAATAATCATCATGAATCTTAAAACCAAATTGATATTTAGCTTCAGGAGTTTTCTTAGCAATGCCAACTACACTATCAAGATAAAATTCATTGTGAACAGCGTATTTACCAAACTTGCTGCCTTTCATCAAACGGCCAAAGTCAGTTTTCTCTTTTGCTTCAATGTACTCTTCATTGTTAGCAATTTGGATTAAGACTAAGCCATCTCTAGTTGTAGCAATTTGCTTTTTGTTAATTGGCTTTTTAATATCAAATTCTGTAAAATATGGATTGGCCCATGTAACAGCATTGCCAAAGAAGAATACAACCACTCTGCGCATACGAGCAATAGTTTCATAGAGTTCACAGAAAAATGTAACTTCGTCTTTAAGATAACCATGATGGGTTTCGTCCATGGAAATAAACTCGTCAAAGCAGATTTTATTAACAAGTGGAAGTTCTTCGGATTTAGCGGAAGAAATATATCTGGTTTGGCCAGCAAGCTTACCGTCTATATAGTAAGCACCTTCAGGCGTTCCCTTTAACTCATGGTCAGGAAATTCATGAGCAACAGCTGCCCAGAAATTTTCTTTGGCTTTCTTATTCATTTCGGTTTTATAGCGGCGAATATAAATAAATTGATTCCCGTTTTTGATAAAATCTTCAGCAGCCCATTTCTTAAAGCCGTAAGTTTTACCACAACCACGAGAACCAACTACAAAATTAAAGAGCGCATTATAAGATAATGTGTTCTTTAAATCCCACCACATTGACATTGTAATACACTCCTTTCATATTTAATATTAAGCCGAGGACTCGACCATTTGTCCTTTTGGATGGTGGGAGTAGGAGAAATGACAAACCTATAAAACCATCAAGCCAGGCAAGCGTCCTGGCGCGGCTTTTTTCTCCGACTAATGTAATTAAGAATACTGCTGCCGGTTAGGTACCGAGCCTAACGGTTTTAAGAGTTCTGCTACACAATGTCGGATATGGTGGTAGAAATGGGCACAACCCCATTAACGTCCAATGACCAGTTTTCCGTTACTCTTAAAGAGTTCTACCATGTTAAGGGTGGCGAAAGGAATTGAGCTAGCAGTCACGCAAACCTATCCGTAACGCTTCACGCGCCCGACCACGGCTTAGGAGCATCAATCGTGCCTTTCGCTCCCTATGATTATATTATAGTTTACAATGTGTATAAAGTCAATAATACAGATTGTACTTTTTGTAAAATTAGGAATTATTATTACATAGTGTATAATGCTAAATTTGGAGAGCCTGGGTGGCCAGGGTAAGGCAAGCGGCAAAGTAAAAGTATGACTTTTGTCTTTGACACTACTT